TGAATAAATATAAGTTAGAGAGATTTAATGAAAACCCAATTATTGTGTACATTCACTACAAAGGAGAAACTTCAGACAACCCTTCAACAGATAAGAGAAACATATCGTATAGTTTATAACTACATATATGTTCTTCAAAATAAATCTGATTTAGATGAGTTGTTCGTAACCTATAACATTGATACGGCTTACAAGCCAGAGAAACCATTAGAAGATACTATTTTGGTTCATAGAAAAAAACAATCTAATACATTGTACACAATAAACGCTCTTAACGAATTAGTCAAAGAAGAAAACAATGGTGTATTAGATAAATCATTTTCTATAGATTGGGAAAAATTTAAGAACTCAATCATAGTAACAAATGTTGAAGGAACTAAAAAAATCAACACAAGAGTATTCGATGTAATAAAATTTTCTTAATTTTATTTGGATAATTCAAATTTTTTTTGTATATTAGTACTAAATTTTATAATAAACTATGGAGAAAGAACAATCTGCAGTAGAATATTGTGAGGAAAAGTTCCCACAAACTACAACGGAATTTAAAAAAATCTTAGATGAAATGTATGATACTTTCTGTAAGAAACAGAGAAACTATGGACCTGATAATATATCAGTTAGTTCAGATTTGGAAACTGTTGAGGATAGAAATGTTTCACTTACTGGACTTTGGTTCAGAAAGAATGACAAGATTCAGAGATTAAAACAATTAGTGGTAAAAGGACAGCCAGATGAGGTTGGGGAATCAATAGAGGACTCGTACCAAGACCTATCTGTTTACGGTGTAATATCACAAATTGTGTCCAGAAATAAATGGGCAAAATAAATGTTATGTTTTCTCGAAAACGCTATATTTATATATACACCGAGTGTAAGAAACGCACTCAAAACTAAACTATAAAATAATAAATTTTTAAACTTAAAAGGAGTAATTATGGCAATTAATATTGACGCAATCAGAGGTAGACTGAACAAACTACAAAACACACAAAAGAAATCTGACAATCTTTGGAAACCAACACCTGGTAAACATCAAGTCAGAATCGTTCCCTACAAATTCGAAAAAGATAATCCTTTCATCGAATTGTATTTTCACTATAACATTAACAATAAAACTTATCTCTCACCACAATCATTTGGTAGACCTGACCCTATAGTTGAGTTTGCTGATAGATTAAAGAGAATGGGTGATAAGGAAGATTGGAAAGCTGCAAAGCAGATGGAGCCGAAATTAAGAACTTTCGTTCCTATCTTAGTGAGAGGACAAGAAGGTGAAGGAATCAAATTTTGGGGATTCGGTAAAACTGTATATCAAGAAATCTTAGGTTACATAGCTGACCCAGATTACGGAGATATAACAGACCCAAAGAGTGGTAGAGATATTACTATCGAATACCAATCTGCGGAAGAAGCAGGAACTTCATATCCTGTTACGACTATTAGAGTTAAACCAAATCAAACACCTTTAGCTAAAGAAGCTAGTGATGTTTCTAAGTTTTTAGAAGGACAAACTGAAATTACTGATTTATATTCAGAGTTATCTTACGATGAATTAAAAGGAGTATTGGAAGGATGGTTGAACCCAACTTCAGAAAAAAATGAAGATGGTGAACCTTCTGTAGCAGAAGAAACATTATCTAAAAAAGAAGTTAAATCAGAAGAACCAGTAAATGATTTACCTTTTGATGTAGATGAAGATAAGCCAAAAGCAACTAAAAAAACAGATGATGTTGCTGCGGCATTTGATGATTTGTTTAACAACTAATAAACCCCTTATATGGCAAAGAAAGACTTAGACTTAGCAGATATCCTAGCTGGCGAGCTGAATAAATCAGCAAAAGACCAGAAAGTAGCATTCTTTTTAGATTCGGATGAAGCTCCTACTAATGTAGAGGGTTGGATTTCGACTGGATGTGCTATGTTGGATGTGGCAATTTCTAATCGCCCATATGGTGGATTGCCTGTTGGTAGAATCACAGAAATTACAGGTTTAGAACAGAGTGGAAAATCATTGGTATCTGCTCACTTACTTGCTGAAACACAAAAGCAAGGTGGTGTAGCAGTATTGATTGATACTGAAACTGCAGTAAGTAGAGAATTTTTAGAAGCAATCGGTGTTGACGTTTCTAAATTACTTTATGTATCGGCAGACTCTGTAGAACAAATCTTTGATTTTACAGAAACTATCATAGAAAAGGTTAGACAAACCTCAAGAGATAAATTAGTTACTATCGTAGTAGATTCAGTAGCAGCAGCTTCAACTAAGAATGAGTTAGCAGCTGATTATAATAAAGATGGATATGCTACAGATAAAGCTATTATTATTTCTAAGGCGATGAGAAAGATTACCAATATGATTGGGAGACAGAAAATCTCATTAGTATTTACGAATCAACTTAGACAAAAAATGAACGCAATGTTTGGTGACCCTTGGACTACTTCAGGTGGTAAAGCACTAGCTTTTCACTCCTCAGTAAGATTGAGATTGAAGGGTATGGGGCAAATCAAAATGAAAGTGAATGGATTGGATAAAGTTGTGGGAATGAAAGTGAGATGTCAAGTAATTAAGAATAGAATGGGACCACCACTAAGAGCAGCAGATTTTGAAATCTACTTCGATAGAGGTATAGATAACTATGGTTCTTGGTTACGAGTTATGAAAGATAACAAATTGGTAAAACAAGCTGGCGCTTGGTACACATACATAGATACCGAAACTGGTGAAGAAATCAAATTTCAATCCAAAGATTTTATTGAATTGATGGATGATAGAGATGATGTAAGAGAACAGATTTATAAAAAGATTTGTGAATCTACTATCTTACAATATAAATCAGATACTTTGGATATCGAAGCTATGGAATTAGATACTGAGTTGGCTGGAGAAAATGATTAAATTTAAAAATATGAAAATAGATAAAAAAATTTATGAAATGTTGAAATCAGAAGCATTAGCTGATAAGAACAAAGCTCTATTATCGTTAGAACTACTTGGTAGTTTCCCTGCTGGGATTGGAGACCACTCCACAAAAGATTTTTGGGATAACGCAACGGAAGCTTTAAAATTATTAGCATCTGCTGATGAAAGGTTAGAAACTTTAGAAAAGTACTTTAATGGTAAAGATACTTTAAATGAAGGTCCAACCTACACAACTACAACTACTTAGTATGAAGAAACTCTACAAAGATATTCTCAATTCGGTTGAGAGAGCACACGACCAAAATATCGATAGGAAACGAAATGACCGAGTTCTAATTATCGATGGTTTAAATACATTTATCAGATGTTGGTCATCCATTCCTACAATGAATGATGATGGTGACCATGTCGGTGGTGTAACTGGTGTTCTGAAATCAATAGGTTATGCAATCAGAAATACTCAACCGACGAGAGTAATTGTAGTTTTTGATGGTAAGGGAGGTTCTCAAAAGAGAAAGAAGCGTTTTAGTGGGTACAAATCTGAGCGTTCAAAGAATAAGTTAAGAGTCAATAGACAATATGCTGATTTGATGAACGAAGAAGATGAAAGAGAAAGCATGAAAAGACAATTCGTTTGGTTGGCTGACATTATGAACTATCTACCTATGACAACGATGATTTATGATGGTTGTGAAGCTGATGATGTTATGGCATACATTAGTACACAATTATTAAAAGAGAACGAACAAGCGGTGGTTATGTCTACTGATAAGGATTTCCTACAATTAGTAGATGATACAACCATCGTTTGGTCTCCTACCAAAAAGAAACTTTATAATAAAGAGTTAGTAAAAGAAGAGTATGGTATTGAATCTAAGAATCTACTTCTATACAGAGTTTTAGATGGAGATAAATCAGATAATATACCAGGAGTTCATGGATGTGGTATTAAAACATTAGTTAAAAGATTTCCTGAAATAACTGAAAACAAAAAACTTTCAGTTGAAGATTTATTCAGTTTAGCTGAAGATAAAAAGGGAAAGATTAAAATTTATGATGAGATACTAAATTCAAAAGAACAAATCTTAATGAATAGAGAACTAATGCAGCTGGATGACCCAGATATTAGTGGTAACATTAAGATGAGTATCTTAGATAGATACGATGAAGAAATAAATCCAGTTAATAAGTTAGATATTATGAAGGTATTAGTGAAATATAAAGTTACTGATGCATTCGGAAAAAACTTTAATGATTGGTTACGAGATACATTTGGAAATATTATTACAAAATAATTTGGTATT